GTTGTGGGAACAATGGCTACAACTAGCAGGATGCAGATTGCTAGACCTATTAGTAAGTTTAGCAGTAATCCAAATGAGGAGTGAGATGATCCCGATTGCAGAGAAGGCAAGCCATTTATGGTTGGAGTTGTGGCTAGCACTAGGCTTGAAATAATTAACACTTTTAGTGCCGTCTTTGTAAGTGCCACCATGTGGTAGTGAGTGTTGCAGGTCGCCAGTGTGAAGATTGTTGTTGCTTTTCAGGGTGAAGACGATGGCCACGCAGATGACTCCGAGTGCGATGAGTTTATACAAGTTCTCGTGGTTTGGGGGCGGAGTTAGAGGCATGGGTCGAGTTCGAGGATTGTGATAGCTTGAGTGTGGCGAGATAGACAAATGAAGAGCTCAGCCGAGTTAAGAGCTTTGGCTTGTGGGATGTTGGACAGGTACAGAGCGACTGATGGGATGCTCAAGCCGGTTATTTCTGTGGGCGTATGGACGGAGGCGCCGTGTTTGATTAGGATCTGAATGACTTCAGGCTCAAAGGCGATGGTGGTGCCAACCGGGTCTTCTACGTAGGGGTCGGCTGTTTTGATGGTACAGCAAGCCTCCAGGCGTGATTCTAACTCTGTGTGGAATATGGAGTTGATTAGGAAGCAGGATTTTGGGCAGAATCGGTAAGTAAACTTGCTGATGTAGTGTGGTGCAGGCTTGTCTTCACAGTGGTATTGTAGGGGGTCGCAGAGTTGGGCAATGCGAGCTGGTGGTGAGTGGCCGCCTAGGAATTCGTCAAGAAGATCCGGGATCAATTCTGGGTTGGCGAGTTTTTGTTTGATGTTGAGTGTGGCGTCAAGAGTGGTTGGATGGAAGCTTGCGTAAATTAGCTCGGGGAAGTGCTTAGCCAATTGTTTTAGGATGGTAGTTTTACCAGAACCTGCTGTGCCGTAAATAATTAGGGGTAGTGAAAAGGTGGTGGAAGTTCTCTCAAAGTTTTGACCAGAAAGCAATTGTTGTAAGAGTGATTGTGCCATTTCGCATTTCTGGTCACTTAACCCCGCTGTTAGGGGTTAGTGTGAGGTTCCGGGGTTGGTTGCACCACTGCGGAATTCTTCAGTGGTGAGTGAGACTTGACGTGTTTTTGCCCTTTTCTTGGTGGCGTTACGTCGAATAGTTTTGGCTGTGCCCACTTGTTGGTGTTGGGGTTCAGGACTAGCACTTCTTGGCGGGGACGAGGCACCATGGACGAGAACTTCTTGCTGGTGGAGTAAATGCATGTCACGCACTGATTGTGCATGGTATTCTGCTTCTTGCTCAGTTAAATGCTCTTGAAGTTGGTCACCCATGTCGTAGGCGTATTTCAGGTCCAATGCATAACTACGTGCAGACTGTGCTATGTTCTTGATTTTCTTTTGTAGTTGAATGCTGGCGTGCATTTTGAGAGTGTGTTTGATAATCCCAGCAGGTGTGATGACCCAACCGCAAAACTCAGCATAGTCTCCAGGTTTCTGTTCAGGGTATTGGGGTTTTGAAGTCAATTTGAGGTCTTTTTCCAGTCGGTGAAAGCTCGGTTTTTCCAACACTCGGCGGTCTAATGCCATATCATCACCTGCGTAGACCTGCGCAACCGAGTCATCTACAAAGAAGCGTGTGGCGTTGTACGCGATGCTACATTCTGTGTTGGCGTCGAAAGTCGGTCCTTCACCAGACAGTCTCATAATCCCTAGAGTGCCGAGGAAGATGCATGCGTTGAGCTTGATGTAAATGTAGCCCTCAATGATTTCTGGGGGGATGTTGAAGAATTTAGCTTTCATGACTTCGAATTGTAGCATTGCTCCGTCTTGGCTTTGGTCGAAAGCTGTGAAGTCATTAGTATGTGCCGCTTGGTTGAAGGACCACTGAGTTTTGATGAAGTTGTTCAGATCTTCTGGTGTAGTTTCACAGTTGATGAAGACGTTGGGGGGTTGGAACCTCTGGCGCATTTTGCGGAGATATCTTGCCATAGTACCATACAGCATGACGGTTTCTTGCATGAAGGCGGCGATTGTTTGTCCAGGTTTAACTTTCAAGCAGCCAAGCTTCTCCACTTTCTTAACCCATTGAGACTTCAGGAAGAGTGCAATTTTATTAGCTCCAAAATCGGGGCTTTGTCTGGCTGCTGCGTTGACTAAGTTTCCGATGGGCTTGGAGAGGTATGTGTTGCGTACCTCTGCAGCTGAAATCTCCCATGTTCGAGGTTCGAATGGCACAGGGTGCTCGGGCAGATGCATCAAGTTGGCGTAGTTGGCAAATAGGATGTCGCCAACGTCGGCTTTCAGGTTGAATTCGCGTAGGTTGGCTTCTGGGGTGCTAACGGCCAATCTAGCTTCTATGGTGGCCCAGTACAGGGTTTCGTCCCGAGCCTGCTGGTGTTGGAAAAGTTGTACCTCGCCATCTTGCGTTTGAATGGTGTCACTGTAACCAGTTGCGGTTGAGAAGATTTCACGCTCCTCCTTGCTGTTGAGTTGCGAGACCAGAGGCTCTAACAACTGGCTGGGTGCTGGCGGGAAATGGGTTTTGGGTGCTTCAGGTTCTCTGGGTTCTTCGGAAGCGGGAGCACTGTTGTAGAGCTCTGTCTTCTCGTCTCTGTACGTGTCGATAAATGCTTTGAGGTAGGGCGTTGCCTCCAGTTTCGCCCAGTAATCGGTGCTGTTTGGGCCTGTGTTTATGAAGTGGATGTTGTCAACGGCTCGGGAGAGTGCTGTGTAGATAACGCGTTCAGAACAGAATTGGGTGTTGTTGTCGAGAAGAATTTGTACTCTCGGTGCTGTGAGACCTTGACAGCCAGCATAAGTCATGCATCTGTGGCCAATATCAGACATAGCGTTGCGTTTGATGATGGAGGGGACAAGAATGGGTACTTTGGAACCTTTGAGGAAATGTGATGCCATAGTGATTTTGAGTGGTAGGTCTCTTTCGGAGTAAACGCCCAGCTTGTTTGCTAGCGATTTGGAGTTGCGGTGGGTGACGTTGAGGTAAAATTCACAATATGGTGAGAAAACTTCAACAGCCTCTTCTGCCATGCTGATGTATGCTTCAGTGTTGAGTTCATGGTAAACACTTTGTCGGCTGTCGCCTGTCAAGATCACAAAGCTGATGTTTGGGTGGTGCATGACAAGGGCTTCAATGTAGCCGGGCGGGAGCTTGGTGTAGTCATCGAATACAACTACGGGATGGCAAGGTTGCAGGACCGCTTTCTCGAAAGTCTTGAAGGTTTCGGGGGGGCATAATGGGAGTTTAGTGGCCCAATCATTTCTGAGTTCTACGGTGGGTGTGACTACAGTGACCACGTTGTTGTCGGAGCCCAGGGTTCTCATGTATTGTTGAATGCTGTGTGACTTTCCGGAGCCTCCACTGCCGTGGATTATTGTGCCAGGTTTCGTGATTGACTCATGCTGCATTTTGTAGGCGAAACTGGCTTTCCACTTATTGTCTTGGGCACAGAGCAGTTTGCCGGTGCGGTTGTTCTTGATGTCAGAGGCGTAGGCGGAAGCTCTAGTGTGTTGGAAGGTGAT